TATGGTGAGGCTTTTAACAAGTTTAAAACAGATATTAGAATAGTATCTGGTGAAAGAGTAGCAAAAGGATTAAAAGAAATATTAAAGAAATGAGTTTACAAATTAAATATCTACCACAACAATTTAGAACAGTTTACAATCCTGTAGAGGTTGTTTTATATGAGTCAATAAATGCTACAAGAAACTACCCTGGATTTGCTTATTTAATTGATGTTAAGGATGGTTCAACTTTATTAGGTAGATTAAAAGTTCCACCAACTACAAACGGTTATGGAAGATTTGATTTGTCTGGAATAATGCAAAGTTATATATATAGCAACTTGGGAACTTTAGGTAGTTCTTTAACTTCTGTTTATGGAAATACAGATTCTTTTAAAGATTTTACTTTGGAATTTGGTTGGGTACATTTTAACACAGGTTCTGCAACTTATGACATTCCACAGACTGTAACATTTCCAGACACTACTACTGGTACTTCTTATGACCTAACAACTTTTAATGGTAGTTTACCTAGATATAGAAGAGACGTGGTTAATTTCTATGATTGGCAATACAATAACTACTATCAGAAATACACAGACAATGGAGGAGCTAGAAAGTTTTTGACTAATAGTCCTAATGGTGGTGAAGAGTTAAACCCAAATAATCAAAAAGTAATGTTAACAGATGAGGGATATTTATACTCTTTGTTAGATTTTGCTAATGACCCAATAACTCAAGTGTCAATAGAAGAGTACAACTCTAGTGGAGTATCAATTTCAACAACTACTTTAAATGTTCCTAGTCTTAGTTCATTTAGTCATATAGCTATACCAGTTGCTCCAGCTTCTTTAAATAAAGTTAGTGGCTCAATGATAGCTAGTGGAAGTCAACCTATTATTTCTTCTAGTGCTGCTTCTTATAAAATAAACTTATTAAATTCAAGCTCTTTAGCTTCTGAAAGATTTTATTATAATATAGACTCAGAATGTAGATTTGAAACTAGGAGACTAGAGTTTTTAAATAGTTTGGGTGGTTTTGATTATTTTAACTTTACTAAAGTTTCTAGACATAGTGAAGATATAGAGAGAAAGTTTTTTCAAACTACATCAAATGATTTAGAGACAGATGGTAGTATAAACTATTCTATAAGTAATAGAGAAAAAGTTCAATACTATACTAAGTCTATGCCCAAAATCAAACTAACTTCTGACTGGATTGACTACAATACTTATAATTGGTTATTAGAACTTATAGAAAGTCCTGAGATTTATTTAATGGATAGCTATACAGCACCGTCAGGAAGTACAGAAATTAGACGAATCCCAGTTAAAAACATTGAAGGTAATTGGGAAGAAAAGGTTTCTAGTGTAGACAAAGTATTTAATTTAGAAGTAAATTTAGAGTTTGGTATTGACAACATAAGACAATCATTTTAATGGAAGAAAAATTAACAGAATTTGAAAAGATGTTAAAGGAATTAGAAAATAAAACAGTTCCAGAAAGGACATGCAATATTGACGATGAAAACTGTGAAAGCTGTAGCGGATAATGGTAAAAGAAGAACTATATATAAATGGAGAAAATGTAGAGTTATTAGATTCGTTAAATCCTAACTTAACTTTTAATATTGCTGACATTGCAAATCCTGACCAAAGAAAAGCAGACTTTTCTAAAACTATTACTTTGCCAGCTAGTAAAAAAATTAATAAAATCTTTGAACATATATTTGATATAAATACAGACTTACAGACTTTCAACCCTAATTTAAAAACAGATGTAATTTATTTAGTAAATGGTGAACTACAGTTAGATGGATATTTACAACTAAAATCTATTAAGAATAAAAATGGATTAATAAGTTATGATTGTATTATCATTGGTAGAATAGGAAATTTCTTTAATTCTTTAGAAGATAAGGAGTTAACAGACTTAAATTTTAGTAGTTTAAATCATGCTTACACAAAAGCTAACCAGGTAGCAACTTGGAATCTTCCTTTAACTACTGACTATGTATATCCTATGATAGACTATGGATATAACCAAAACATTTTGACTAGCAATCCTTTTTGGGATGTTGAAGATTTTTTTCCAGCTATAAAAGCTAAAAAATATATTGACAGTATTTTTGACGCAGCTGGCTTTACTTACACCTCTAGTTTTTTTAATAGTGATTATTTTAATACTTTAATTATTCCTTTTTCTAGTGAGGACTTTAAACTAACAGCAACTAATATAGACGACAAAATATTTAGTGCTAATGACCCTAAATTCCTAGGAACAGGCTCAGAAAATTCTAGTACTTTCTCAGGTCAATATAATGACATAACAACTTTTCAAAGTGATACTATTGTAAATCAAACTGAGTTGTTTGACTCTAATGATGTCTATGACAACACTACTGGAATATATACTGTCAATGGAGGTGGAACTTATAACATTTCTGCTATGTTACAATTAACAGGGTCGTTCACAACTCCAACGTCAAATCCAACAGCTGGAACAAATTATTTTCCAATTTCTGTAATTCATGGATATGTAAGAGTAAATAAGTATAGTTCATCAAATACTTTTATAAGCACATTAGATGAAAAGTCTTTTGGTATTAGTCCAGGTCCTGGAGGCATTGCTCCAAACACAACTGTAACAACAGACAATACACCATCTTTAAATAGTTCTCAATATATAGATGTTACATTAGATAGTCCAGCATACGTAGATTTATTAGGTTTATTGCCTGGAAGTCCTCCAAATAAAATATTTGTAAATGTTGACAATATTACTTTAAATGATGGTGAGAAAATAAAAATAGAGTTATTATATGAATGTAGAAATATAAACCAAGATGATATAGACACTGGCTATCCAAGGTCACGTTTTGTCTTTTGGAGAGATAGTTCTAATAATGTTTATGGAGCTGCTAATAATTCTTTTAAAGTTAACGTAATTAATAGTTATTTTAATAACAATGTTGTAAACACTTCTTACACAGAAGGGGACACTATAGACATGAATTCAACAATTCCAGTCAAAATAAAACAAAAAGACTTTATAATGTCTATTGTAAAAATGTTTAATCTGTATATAAGTTCTGACAATACAAATGAAAAAAATTTATTAATAGAGCCAAGGGATGACTTTTACAATAATCAAGTAATTGACTGGAGCAGTAAAATAGATAAAAGCCAAGACATAGAGTTTAAACCTATGGGAGCTTTAAATAGTAGTAAATATTTATATACATATAAACAAGACAATGACTACTATAATAGTTTATATAATGAAACTTGGGGAGATGTTTACGGTCAATTTGAAGAAGATGTCAATAATGATTTTTTAAAAAACACTAATAAAACAGAACTTATTTTTTCACCTACTACAAGTGTTGGACTATTACAGTCTGACCGAATAATTCCATTCATTTTAAAATTTAACAGTCAAAATGGTGTATCTAGGTTTCAGTCTAACATTAGGATATTACAATGGGCTGGACTTAAAAGTAGTGTACAAACTTATAAACACAGAGACTCAAGTGGTTCAACTAATAGAAGTGATTATCCTTACGCTGGGATGTATGATGACCCTTTTAATCCTACTGAGGATTTAGCTTTTGGATTAACTAAAGAAGTTTACTGGTCTAATGTTTTTAATAATATAATAACTTTTAACAACAATAACTTATATAATAAATACTATAAAAAGTTTATAGAAGAAATCACAGACCCAAACTCTAAAATAGTTAATGCGTGTTTTTATTTAACTCCAAATGATATAGCTAATTTAAGTTTTAAAAAACAATATTATTTTGAGGGTCAATATTTTAGACTAAATAAAATAGAGAACTACAACCCATCGAATCCACTTACTAAATGTGAATTTCTTAAAATAAAAGAAGCTACAGTTTTTAATTTCTCTACACAATCTTCAAACGGAGGAGTTAAAGAAATAGGCGGAAAAAGAACACCAACTTTTTCAAATGGCACAGGAACATCAACTAACGGAAATACAGGTATTAATACCAACACTACTTCTGCAAGGGCTGTAGTTGGTTCTAATAACTATGTAAGCTCCTCAGCTTTAGGCACTAATATTAATGGAGACAGTAATAAAGTTTATTCAGGTACTAGTAATATAATAATCCAAGGCTCTGGAAATACTATAGCTTCTGGAGTTAAAAATGTACAACTAACTAATTCTAATAATCAAACTGTAACAGAATCTAATGTCATTTATGTAAATGATGAAATACAAGGAAGTGGAAGTTTTGAAACTGTAAGTGCTGACTTTGTACCTAATGAAAATATAAGGACATATTTAGTAGATACTCAATTGGGTAGTGTAGACGCTACGTTTGAGGCAGATTATGAAACTAATAATAGTTTACCTCATGTTGGTAAAATATGGACATTTAAGAAATTACATTCAACAAATCAAGTTGTAATAGACGCTAGTCAAATCTTATCAACTATAGACGGAAATAACACTTACACATTAACAAATAATGGAGACAGTGTGACAATGATGTGGGATGGTAACCAATTTAACATAATATAAAATGGCAGAAAAAGTAGCTTTAGAAATAGATATAAATGCAAAGGGAGCAACTACCTCACTAGGACAATTAGAGGAGGAAGCAGAAAGATTAAACGAGGAATTAAGAAAAGTTCCTTTAGGGACTAAGGCTTTTAAGGATTTAAAACAAGAGTTAGTCGGTGTTAATAAACAAATTAAAAACACAGAACTATCCATGGAGGCGTTAGATAATGAACAGGTAGCTAGTGAGCTTGGTTCTGTTGCTGGTGCAGTTGGTGACGTTTCAGCTGCTTTTATTCTACTAGGTGGTGGAGGTGGTGCTATTGAGGACACTGTAAGAAACATAGAAAAGGCTATAGGAATCTCTATGGCTTTCAAAGGTGCTATTGAAGGAACTCAATCTGCTATGAAGTTATTCAATAATATTATTAAAAACTCTACAGCGTTTCAAAAGTTAAACAATGCTACTACTGTTATAGCTACAACTATAATGGGGTTTTTTGGCAAGTCTGTTGACACTACATCTAAATCATTTGGAAGATTAAAAACGGCAATAGCTTTAACTGGAATAGGTGCTTTAGTTGTTGGGGTTGGTTTATTAATTGCAAACTTTGACAAATTAAAAAGAATAATTACAGGAGTAACAGAACAACAAGAAATGTTAAATTCTGCTAGTGCTACTGCTGTTGATAATATTAGTAATGAAATTTCAGCTAGTGACAAATTATTTATACTATTAGAAGATGAAACAATTTCAAGAGAAAACAAAAACGAAGCAATAAAAGAACTACAAAAAAAATATCCTAATTTATTATCTAATATAGATGCTGAAAAAGACTCAATAGAAGATATAAACAAGGCTTTAATATTAAACACTCAATTATTAGTATTAAAAGCTAAACAAGAAGCTATAGCTTCAGTAAGAGCAGAAGAGTACAAGAAAGTAGTAAAAGCAGAAATAGAAGCAGACACAGGCAAAAACATAGGATTGATGGCAATACTTGAGAGTATGGATGGACACAATTCTCTGCAAGGAACAGCTAACGAAATTACTAAAAGGTCTATAAAAGAAACTGAAAATAATATAAGTGCTTTAGACGAATTAGATGCTTCTATTCAAAAACAAATAGCTTCATTAATGGAACAGGGAGCTGTTATAGAAGATGTTACAAAAAAAGAAACTAAGTCTAAAAAGAAAACTACTAAAGCAAAAATTAAGGAAATAGAAGTAACTAATAAATTAAATAAATCTTTATTAAATGAATTAGACACAAAGGAAAAAATAGTTGACTTTGATTTAGAGGAAGAGGAAGAGCCAGAGTTTGAAACAGACTTTTTAGAAAAAACAAAACAAGCAACACAATTAAAAACTAAAGTTAAAATAGAAGGAATACAAAACGAAATAGAACAAGAGAAACAATTAAGACTACAACAATTAGCATGGGATGAGGAGAACGTAGTTCAAAAAGCTATTTTAGACGGTGTCTACACTGCTGAACAAAAACTAGCTATTGAAACCGACTTCCAAAGAAAGAGAGAGGCAGTTATAGAAGATGCAGACCGAAAAATATTAGCTAATCAAAAAGCTGTAGAAGCTGCTAAAATTGATTTAGCTGTTCAGGGAATAGGTGCTTTAATAAACTTAACTTCTGCTTTTGCTAAAGACAATGAAAAGAGTCAAAGAAAAGCATTTGAGATAAATAAGAAACTACAAATAGCTCAGGCTATTATGTCAACTTATCAAGGTGCTAACGCTATTTTTTCTGCTGCTGCATTAAACCCAGCTACAGTCTTATTCCCAGCTCAACCGTTTATTGCTGCTGGAATTGCTATAGTCAATGGATTAGCTAACGTGGCTAGCATATCTAAACAACAATTTCAAACTAGTAGTCCTGGAGGTGGTGGAGTTCAAACTCCCTCTTTTGGTGGAGGTGGTGGAGGTGGAACACCCCCAACACTACAACCAGCTAACACTAGTACACTAGTCCCTCAACAACAAACTCAAGTATTTGTAACTGAAACAGATATAACATCAACACAAAACTCTGTCGCTGTAATACAAGGACAGGCAACATTTTAAATAAAAAACAATGGAAGATAAAACAGATTTACTAGAATTAATAATTGACGAAGAGGATGAGTCTGGAGTGGACTATATAGCTTTAGTGGACCATCCAGCTATTATGAGTAATTGGCAATCCTTTAAGAAACATGAGTTTGAAGAAACGTTTAACGACTATCCTGACTCAGCGTCTAACAACGCAAAGAAAGCTATAGAATATAAAGAGGAAAACAATTCAGATTGTGGCACTCAAGTAGGTTGGACTAGAGCTAGACAATTAGCTAATAAAGAGAATATCAGTTGGGAAACTATTGGTAGAATGGCTAGTTTTAATAGACACCAACAACATAAAGATGTTCCTTATAGTGAGGGTTGTGGAGGTTTGATGTGGGATGCTTGGGGAGGAACTTCTGGTGTTAATTGGGCAATCAATAAAATGAAAACCAAAGACAAATATAAAACAGCTTTTAAGATTCAAGACGAAGATAAAAGAATAGTTAGTGGTTATTTCATGAAAGCAGATTTGCCTATTATTAGACTAAACGACCAAGACGAGAAATACTATGTAGTATTTAGAAAACCTACTATAGAAAAGATAGTCAATAAATTCTTTAAGAATAATTATAATTCTAATATTAATTTAATGCATGATATAGACTACAAAGATAATGGGGTCTATGTTATTGAGTCTTTAATCATAGATAGCAAAAGAGGGATAAAAGCTCCTGACGGATTTGAGAACGCACCAGATGGCTCATGGTGGGGAAGTATGAGAGTAGAGAATGACGAAGTCTGGCAAATGGTTAAAGATGGTACGTTTAAAGGATTCTCAGTAGAGGGAATATTCGGAGAGGCTAAAGCCACTAAATACCCTACTACTTTAATTAGTAAAATTATTTCCGTAGTTAAGAAATACAAAGAAAAACATTTGTAATTGTTAAACTATAAATAATTTGTTATATATATAATAGTATAAATAATATATATTATGAGTGAATTAAAAGAGTTATTCAATGAGATTAAAAGCATTTTTAAAACTGAAGGTGTTGACATTGAAAACGATTCTAAGGAATTTGCTGAAACTACTGAAAACAACGTGGAAGAAACTACTGAAACTGTAAAGGAAAAATTTGAGGATGTTGTACTGGCTGACGGTACTGTTGCTCAAGTTGAACCTGAGGTTGTTGTAGGTGCTGCTGTAGTTGTTGACATGGATGGTGAACTTTTGCCAGCTCCAGACGGTAAACATGAATTATCTGACGGTAGAGTTATATCTACTGAGGGTGGTGTTATTGTTGAAGTTGAGGAAGAGGCTGAACCAGAAGTAGAAGCAGAATCTGTAGAAGAGGAAGAAATGTCTAGTCCTTTAAGTGAAGCTCAAGAAAGAGAAGCTAAAAAGATTATAGAGTCGATTGTGACTGAAAAAGTTTTCGGAATGGAAGCTACTATTTCAGAAGAAAACAACGAACTAAAAGAAGAAATAAATAATCTTAAAGAGTCTTTTTCTATGTTGCTAAACTTAACAGAGAAAATGTTAGACGAGCCAATAAAAGACGAGGTAGTTAAAAGACCATCTAGTTTTAAGGCTTTGAAAAAAGAAAATAAAAAAGATATTATAAGTATCTTAAAAAGTAAAAAAATAATAAAATAAAAATTAAATTATGAGTTTTGATGTTTCGGCTTTAGCCGCATATACCGAACAAAATGCAATGGACTTAATTATTAAGTCTGTAGCTGGTGGTAGACTTTCAGAATACGCTAACATTCAAGATGGCGTGAAAGGACCTACTACAATTAACATACTATCTAGTGATGTTGTTTTTCAAGCTGATGGATGTTCTAGAAGTGCAAGTGGTTCAACTACTTTGTCACAAAGAACTATTACTCCTGGTGCTGTTGCAATTCACGAAGATTTATGTATGACTGACCTAGCTGCTAAATATACAGCAGTTATGTTAAAAGCTGGTTTAACTGGTGAAAAAGAAGAGATTCCTTTTGAAGAGTTATACTTTGCTGAGAAAGTTGCTAAACTACAGAAAGCTATTGAAGTAGCTGACTGGCAAGGTGACACAACTTCTGGAACTGCTAACCTATCAAAGTATGATGGATTAAATAAAATTATAGCTGCTGCTACTGCTATTGATGGTAACCCAACGGCTATCACTCAGGCAACTGGAATAACTACTGCTAATGTTATTGGAATCCTTACTGGAATGGCTGAATTAATGAGTGAAGATATCATGGACGCAGACGATTTAAAATTGTTTGTTGGAATGGATACTTTCTTAAAATACCAAAAAGCTATAGCTGATGGAAACTATTTCCATTATGTTGTAGAAGGTGGATTTAGTTCTGAACTTCCATTAATCGGTTTCCCTAATGTTACTGTATGTGCAACTCCTGGTCTTTCAGGTTTAGCAACTGGTAACTGTTACCTAATGAGAGCGTCTAATGTTTATGTAGGTGTTGACTTACCAGGTGAAGAGTCTAACGATGTTAGAAGTTGGTACGATGACAATGACAGAATTTATAAAGTTACTATGGCTTTTAGAAGAGGTGTAAATGTTGCATTTCCTGACCAAGTTGTAGAATTTTTATTAGCCTAAATTTAATGGGGGTTTAATTACCCCCTTTTTAATAACTGTTAGCTGAAACGCTAACTAACTGAAAATCAATTAATTATGTCATGTGTATTAAGTAATGGACAAGCTAGGGATTGCTCAGATAGCTTAGGCGGAATAGTAGAAGTATTAATCTCTGAAAGAGATAATGTTACTGCTACAACTTTAGCTAGTGGAGACATTTCAGCAATTACGCAAGAGGCGGCAACTAATTTCTATAGATATGAGTTAAAGAAAGAGTCAGGGAGTTTGACATCTACAGCAACTGTAGACCAAGCTGGAGGGACTTCTTTTTACGACAATGTTGTAGCTTTCACTATTAATAAAATGAGTGCTGCTAAATCTAACGAAATTAAAATGCTTATGTTAGCTAGATTGTTCGTCATTGTAAAAGATAACAACGGTGTTTATTGGGCTTTGGGAAATGATAATTTCTGTGAAGGTTCGTCTTTAGTTGGACAAACTGGACAGGCTTATGGAGACCCTAACCAATACCAAATAGAATTAACTGACAAGAGTCAGTTCCCATGTTATGGGGTACAGTCATCTGTAGTGGCTGGTTTGACAATTAGTGCTTAATTGTTCTTTGTTGTATAAAAGGGGGGTGGGTAAAACTGTCCCCTTTTTTTAGTAAATTTGAATTATGTTGAAAAAAGAATACGTAGGAAAAACAGTTCACTTAAAACATTTTAGTATTTTAGTGAATGAAGAAAATATCCCAACTTTAAAGAAATTAAACATTGATTGGGTTTTTGAAACAAAGAAAAAAAAGAAAAATGATAGTGATAAATAAGAACACTACAACTAATTTTGTAGCAACCTTATTTGAACTTAGTCAACTAACAAACCCAGATTATTTATTTGAGTTTGAGAGTGACCAGACTAAGACTAAATTCTATACTATCATTGCAGACATAAGCACTAATAAAATTAGATATAATGAATTTAACTTTGTAGAGGGTGCTAATAACCCAACTAGTGGAAGTCTAGACTTAGGGTCACCAGGCTTTTATAACTATAAAGTATTTGAACAAAACAGCACAACAAACCTAGACCCAACAGGACTAAACAAAGTAGAAGAGGGAAAAATGAAATTAATAGATTCAACTTATCAACCGTCATTTACTCAGCATTCAGTTTCACCAACTACAAATGTAGTATATAACCCAGGACAATGAGCGTAAAATTAATCCCATTAAATTTTGGAGGGTATGAATTACCTGAGTTTAAAGAGTCTAAGAAGGGAGACTGGTACGAATACGGAACAGACAGACCTTATAAAAACACTTACCCAGACTACTTAACTAAACTCTATAATGAGTCTAGTAAACATAATCAAATTATTAATTCTAAAGTTAAGTTTATAACTGGTCAAGGTTTTGTTATAGATGAGAAATTGACATTTACAGAGAAAGCTTATGTTAATGGATTTATTAAACATCCTAACGAAGATGAAAACCTAGACGATTTAATTGGTAAACTAGCTAAAGATAAAAAGGTTTACGGAGGTTTTTGTCTACAGGTTAGAATGTCTAAAAACAATAAAATAGCAGCAATTAACCACATAGATTTCGCCGATGTTAGAACAGGTGTTGACAATGACTTGTATTATTATACAGACGATTGGTCTGCAAGAAACCCAAAAAATAACGATGACTTTAAAGTGTTACAGTCGTTTCCTCACAATGATGACGCTAAACCAGATGTTGACTATGTTATCTATTACAAAGAATATAGACCAGACTTAGGTGCTTATCCACTTCCTGACTATGTTTCTGCTATACCTTATTTAGAGTCAGATGCTGAGATAGCTAATTTTACTTTGCAAAATATTAAAAACAATCTTTCGGCGGGCTATATAATAAGTTTTCGGAATGGTCAACCAAACGAACAGGAGATGGCTGAAATCGAAAAAAGGTTTAAGAATTACGCTACTGGTGCTGACAATGCTGGAAAGCCTTTGTTATCTTTTACAGACCAAGCTAGTGACCACCCTGAAATAATGCCAATTCCAGTTAATGGACAAGATGAAAGGTTTATAAATCTAAACAACCAAATAAGAGAAGAAATATTTACAGCTCATGGAATAACAAGTCCTCAACTATTTGGTATTAAAGAAAATTCAGGACTAGGAAACAACGCAGACGAAATAGCTGTAGCTAGTCAACTATACCAAAACTTACAAATTGACCCAGAGCAAAAAGTATTTAACGAGTTAATAAATTCTATTCTTAACTATAATGGTGTTAATGGTGAACCTGTAAGAATTCAGAAAATAGAACCAGTCCAAAGGTATTTTAGTGAGACAGCTGTAATGGGTGCAATGACACAAGATGAGTTAAGAGAAAAAATTGGTTTACCAGCTAGTGACGTTGGTGGTAATAAAGTAGCTGAAGCTATTGGAATACTAAGTCCATTAGTAGCAACTAAGGTTCTAGACAATATGTCTATTGAAGAAATAAGACAGCTTATTGGATTAAGTGGTGGCTTAACTAGAACTAGCGAAAGTCTTAAAAAAGAATTTACAGACGTAGAGGATGAAATACTATTCAATCAATTAGAAGCAACTGGAATAGATATAGAAGAAATAGAAACAGTTCAATCATTTGTTAAACCTATTACAAGTATAGAAGAGGCTAGACAATTTGAAACAGAACTTTTAAAGGACTATAAATTTGCTATTAATAGAGTATTAACAGGAGCAGAAAAAAGTATTTTAGATTTGCTTATAGACAATCCTAAAATGCCTATAACAGAAATAGCTCAAGCCTTAAACATAGAGCAATCTATAATTAATGATTTGTTGTCTGAGTTACAAAACGCTGGAGCTTTAAACAATGATTTTGAACCTACAGAAGATGCTAAACAAAGTATTCAAAGACCAGAGGATGAAACATTTATAGTTTATAAGTATGCTGAAAGACCTGACGCTCCAGCAGTACAGACACAGAGTAGACCTTTCTGCATTAGAATGATGGCTTTGTCTAGAGTCAAAAGATATACTCTACAGCAATTAGAATTATTAACTAATGACTTTGGTCAGTCTGGAATAGACATATTTACTAAACGAGGTGGATGGTATAATAATCCAAGAACAGGACAGACAACTCCATTCTGTAGACACATTTGGGAGATGCAAATAGTTAGGAAAAAGAAATGAAATTAAGTAGTTATCAAATATTAAAACGTAGAAAGTTAGCTGCTGAGACAGAGGCTCAAATGATACAGGATGACTTAGAGGCTTTAGTGTTACAACCATATAGCAGTAGAGCAAAAAATGTAAGAAACGAAATTAAAATTAAACACGATATATAATGGCAGTTTTATTTATATCCGAACAATATGTAAAGAACACTACTCTCATTGACGAGAATGTAGATGTTAGACTTATACTTCCAAGTATTAAAGACTGTCAGGAGTTAAGAATCCATCCAATATTAGGGACTCCATTCTATGAAGATTTAAAAACTAAAATAACTGCTGGAACTTTAAACAGTGACGAAGTCAATTTGTTGGACGTATATATTGCACCAGCTATGGCACAATGGACGATGTATGAGTGTAGCACATCAATGTTATTTAAATATAGAAATAAATCTGTAGCAACTAAGAACAGCGAAAACAGCAACCCTATTAGCTACCAAGACTTACAATACCTTAGAGACGAATGGAAGAACAAAGCAGAAGAAAGAGAAGCTAGGTTAATAAACTACTTATGTGACAATGACAATTTATTCCCTAAGTATAAGGAAACTAGTGACGATTTACACCCTAGAAAAACAGCTTACCAAACTAGCTTTTATTTAGGTGGTAGCAGTAGAAGTGATTGCTGGAGAGACGAATACAGAAATAGTGAAAAATGATTTTAACCTATAATCAAATATTAAAAGAGTTTAAGACTTTTGCTACTAACCATAAGCAAATAGAGAACTTTGGCAATGGTGACTTGTGGGAAATAGTAGAACATAACCAACTAGCAGACTTTAACTATCCTTTGTTTTGGGTAGCTGACCAGCCAGCTAATTTAGGTGATGGAACTTTTACTTGGAATTTTAATGTTATGGCTATGGACCTAGTAAACAAAGACGAGTCTAATGAGAATGATGTAAAGTCTGACATGTGTCAAGTGCTTTTAGATTGTGTTTCATACTTTGAACAAAAGACAGCTACTAGCAACAATGTAGATTGGTTAAAAGTTAACTTGGTAAGGTCAGGAACTTTGACTAGTTTTACAGAAAGATTTGAAGATGAGTTGACAGGATGGGGGATGAATATAGGATTTAGACTTCCGTTTAGTTATAATAATTGTGATTTACCAATAGAATAAAGATGGCTATATTTTACAATCCAAATAAGAAAAAAGGTTTATTTTACGCTCCGTCTGGTGCTACTGGTGGAGCTGGTGGTGGTGGTGTTTTGTCAATAGAGTATAGTGCTACTACATTTTGTGAGGATGGAACAGACCCTATTCCTGGAATAACTGGACAGACTGGTGGAACTTTTTCTAGCACAACTGGACTTGTATTTATATCTACTTCTACTGGACAGGTAGACTTATCTGCTTCTACTCCTGGAACTTATGTTGTCACTTATACTGCTCCAAATTCTAATACAGCTACTACATCTATTTCTATTGATGCTGTTCCTGTTGTTTCTGCTGGTGCTGACGTTGCTATTTGTATTGGTAATAATACTATTTTAACTGCAACAGGTGCTACTACTTATTCATGGTCCACAGGAGAAACTACTGCTAGCATAACAGTAGAACCTACAACAAATACAACTTACACAGTAACTGGGGTCAATGGAGTTTGTTCTGCTACAGACTCTGTAGATGTAACTGTTAATCCTTTGCCAAGTGTTAGCATTTCAGGAGCTTTAACTTATTGTGTTGGTGCTACTACTACTTTAGATGCTGGAAGTTTTGTTTCTTATCTATGGTCTAATGGTGAAACAACACAGACTATTAGTGCAACTGCTGGTAGTTATACTGTTACAGTAACAGACTCTAATGGTTGTTCTAACACATCTGCTCAGGTAACAGTAACAGAATTAACACTTCCTACTGTAGCTATTACTGGAACACTTTCATTCTGTGCTGGTGGTTCTACTACGTTAACTGCTTCTGCTGGATTAAGTAGTTATTTATGGTCAAGTGGAGAAACTACACAAGCTATAAATGTAACATCTGCTGGTGGTTATAGTGTAACTGGTACAGATAGCAATGGATGTTCAAATACTTCAGCTACTTCTACAGTTATAGAATCACCTTTAGATGATGCTACTTTTGCTTATTCAGATAGTAGTTATGCACAAAATTTTCCAGACCCAACACCTACTATAACTGGTTTAGCTGGTGGTACATTTAGTGCTGGTAGTGGTTTAGTGTTTGTAGATAGTGGTAGTAATACAGGAAGTTCTACTGGTCAGATAGATTTAAGCGCATCAACAATAGCTAGTTATACAATTACTTACACAACTGCTGGAACTTGTCCAAATTCATCTATACAAACTGTAGGAATTACAGCAGCTTTAGCTCAAGTGAATAATGTGTATTCTATGGAGTTTGATACTTTAGCTGACGAGAGCGTAAGTGTTGGCAACACCTTAACTAATGGTTTTTCTCAATTAAGCATATCACTTTGGGCTAATTTTGCCTCTGTTCCTACAAATAGAGTTTTAGGATTAGCTTCTAAAGATAATACAAATGAAAGAAGTTTTGATTTAAGATATATACAAAATACTGGAGTTAATCTTTTAGTTTCAACTAATGGTGTAAACAGCGCAGCGACCCCATATTATCCTAAGGCAAGTATAAGTGCAGGTCAATGGTACCATTTTGTTGGTGTTTACGATGGGTCAAATGTTTTACTTTACGTAAATGGCGTTCCGACAGGTAGCCCGACTGCTTTGACAGGTTCTTTACAAAACACAACTTCAGAATTTTTCATAGGAAAAAGAGGTTTTGGCACGACTAATACAGGGTTTGATGGTAAACTTGACGAAGTAGCAGTATTTAACACAGCTTTAACAGCGCGTGAAGTGCAAGGTATTTACCTAGCAACAGAAACAGGCAAAACAGCAGATTTAAACGATTTAACAACGCCACCTGTAAAGTGGTATAGAATGGGAGATTAATATGAGTACAGAATTTTTTAACGACCAATGGCGTATACCAAGTAACGATAATCAGAATAAGGTTTCTAACTATTCTATGGATTTTAATGGAACAAGTGATTTTATAGACTGTAGTAATATAACAGGTTTAAATAATTTAAGTGCTTTTTCTACATCAACTTGGATTAATTATTCAGGTACATTAAGCACATCCCACATCTTTTTATCTGGTGGTATTTCGTTAAGTAATAGATTTTATATTCAATTAAAAAGCTCTACTCAAATAAGATATGGTTCTGGTTCTGATTTTGATGATGTAACTGTATCAACTATTAACAGCGGAAGTTGGCATCATATTGTAACAGTTCATAATGGGACTTCTTTAGATATTTATTTAGACGGTGTTAAGCAAAATAGTTCTCCAGTTACTGTAGTAGCTCCAAATACTAATATAGGTGATGATTTTACAATAGGAAGATATACTATTTCTCCTGGTTACTATTGGAATGGCAAAATAGACCAAGTAACTGTTTTTGATTATGCACTTTCATCAAGTCAAGTTTCTACTCTTTATGGAGGTGGAACTGCTATTACAAATCCAATGACGATAAGTCCTAAGCCAATATCTTACTATCAATTAGGTGACCAATCAGTAGATAACGGAGCTAATTATTTAGTTCCAAATAATAGTTTAAGTGACTATGTATTTTCTTTTGATGGGAATAACGATTATATAGATTGTGGAAATATAACTGCATTAAATTTACAAAGTGCTTTTTCTACATCAGCTTGGATTAATTACTCAGGAGTACCAAGTGTCACTTCACACGTTGTTTTATCTGGTGGTAGTAGTTCAATTTCAACTAATAGATTTTGGTATCAATTAATAAGCTCTAATATAATAAGATATGGTTCAGGTAGTGCTAGTGATGATGTGACTATATCGACTATCAGTAGTGGGAGTTGGCATCATATAGCTACAGTTCATAATGGAACTTCTTTAGATATTTATTTAGACGGTGTTAAGCAAAATAGTTCTCCAGTTACTGTATTAGCTCCAAACACTCAATTAGGTAACAACTTTACAATAGGAGAGTATTTTAGTATAGTAAATTATTTATTTGATGGTGAACTATCAAATATATCTGTTTTTAATACAGCTTTATCAACAGGAAACATAGAAACTCTTTATAACAATGGCGCACCAAATGACATTTCTTCATTAAGTCCTGTAGGTTGGTGGAAACTAAACGCTGCTGACACTTTTGACGGTTCTAACTGGACTATTAACGATTATGGTTCTGGTGGTAACGATGGAACAAGCTCAGGTATGGATTCATCTAACTTAGTTGTAAGTGATTTACAA